TCATGAATCCAGACGAATGTATCCTGGAATCCGTAACCAAAGTCATATTGGCGCGTGAGAACTTTCCATATCTCGAAAGGCCCTCTTGCGATTTTGATACCCTCTGGCTCAAGAAGAGAGTAATCCCCAATAGAAATCTTGCCCCCAATAGTGTAAGTGACATTGCCTTGCCTATCATATGGCTGCTCATCCTGTCCAGCTTGAGTAAAAGTGAGGATCTTCTCGACTGCTTCCTTCTTGAACGTGCCTGCATCAACCATAGCCCACAGGTCCTGCTCATCCATCCATATCTTACGGGCTACACCTTGGGCTACTTCGATAGAAGGAGCATAATTAGGCAGAAGAATAAAATCGCGAAGCTCGACAGCATTGTATCGAACAGCATCCCACTCGACCTTTCTAACTGTCTGCATCTGTTTCTTAATAATCGCTTGCCCGTATTCATCCTCAGTGGGGTTGCCGTCCTTATCCATGACAGGCCCATCAACCATCTGTGCAGAGTCTACTATCTTCTTCTCCCACAGAATTTCAAGTATCGCAGTACCATCTCTGGCTGCGAGCTGAATGCAGGTGTCTTGAGCGTGGTACCAGCCGTTTACGTCGTACTCTGAGTTGTAGAACTGCTCAACAAGGTGCGAATACTGTGTTGAGACTGCGTCTGAACCTTGTACAGACAAGGGACGAGTCACCAGAGTAGAACCAGAGAGTCTGGAGGTCATCTCGCTTACTGCTTGGAAAACAATCGGAACGACGATATCGGCGCAATTTTCCCATGGTGGGTTGGCACGTTCGCCCTGCATCTCATAGAGGGCGTTGCCGTAGTTCAAAGACTCTTCCAGACCACCTCGGTTGCCGAGGTTCATGTCGATCAGTTGATAAATCGACTGACCCATTGAAACCCACTGGTCCTCGTTGAGTTTCTTGATGGGACGCATGTTGAGAGCATCCGGCTGATGCTGAGTGCTCGTCTTACCCTTCATGATACTCCCTAATAATTATAGTGCTCTTCGATGGTTACAATACCGGATCCGCCTCCACCACCTACGTTACCGCCTGTGCCTGCCGTACCTGCGGTACCTCCAGCTCCCACAGTATAAGCATACGTGGCAGAAGGAGCATCAATGAGAGCAACGATACAGGCTCCAGAGCCTCCTCCAGAAGAAGAGTTTGGAATGGCACTATCATAACCGCCGCCTCCGCCGCTTCCAGAGTTCGTTGTACCCGCTCCACCAGATCCGTTTACTCCACCACCAGCACCGCCTCCGTTGCCTCCAAGGCATGAGTTTCCGCCACCGCCACCAAAGTTTGTTGCACTGCCTTCACCGTGGCCTCCAGTGACAGCATACAGCACGAGAGGACCGGCTGCTACCGTTGCAGTCCCTCCGTTACCTCCATAAGCAGCGTTAGGACCAGTGACTCCTACACCGCCTCCGGCTGTTATCAGGGAAGTTCCAAAAGTTGAGGAAGCGCCGTTACCACCTGCGCCTGCTCCAGTGCCAACACCTGCTGCTCCGCCTCCTCCGCCTACCACGAAGACACGAAGCCATATCACGCCTGCTGGAGTGGTATACGTTCCACTGCCGGACATGAACCTCTGCACGGTAGGAGCAGTCATTGTGACTGAATCGGCAATGGTAGGATTAGCTGCCGTACCCCCTATAGTTATCCCGCCTCCCCCAGACGCGACAGATTGAACGCAGTTTGTATTTGATGTTAGGGCGCTTGAAGCGTTAGTTCCAACGCATTGTGAAGCTGAGAGACCGGAGATAACAGGGTTAGAGGGAAGCGATATCGTGCTTACGTTACCGACACTCGTAGATACGTTAACCTGATTGGTGGTACCTATCGTAGTAGCTAGGGGTATACCAAGGTATGTGATTAAGGCTCCAGAAGCCATTGTATTCCCAGGAGATCCAGACGTTATGGAGGATACCTGATACGTGAATGAGTTAGCATTCACTATAGAAGACGTGAGATACCCGGAAATATCATGAGTTCCATCCGCTATTTCTATCGGAATGTTCGCCGATATGGTATTGAAGATATGAGTAGACACAGACACTGTAGAATTTATAGCCGGAATTGTGAAACTACTGCTCGTAGTATCAACAGATGTAGAACCGAAAGGAAGAACAGCAGTAACGGCAGAAGCCGAAATAGGCAAAGATATTGCGAGAATAGACATCGTTAAGACTCTTAGTAACTTTTTCATGCTATCTCCTAGTAGTTATAGTGTTCTTCTACAGAAACCACTCCAGATCCGCCTGCTCCGCCTGCTGCGCCGCCAGTACCTGCCGTGCCTCCGGTGCCTGCTGCGCCGACTGCGTAGGCATAAGTAGCTGCAGGAGCATCAATAATCGCTTCCACGCATGCTCCAGCTCCGCCGCCCATGCCGGAGATCGCAGTCAAGTAGTTGCTACCACTTCCTCCGCCCCCGGTGTTGGTTACTCCAGCTCCGCCTGCAGTGGGATACGTGTTTAATGCCTCTCCAGAGCCTCCACGGCATCCTACTCCGCCCTTGCCTGGGTTGGTTGAACCTATGCCTGACAAGTTCCAACCTGCGCCACCTTGGCCTCCACTGATTGATAGGATGATGAGAGGTCCTGCCGCGACAGTTGGTGCTCCGCCTGCTCCTCCGGTAGTGCCTGCAGCTATATCTGCCCCACCAACGCCTCCAGCAGCAGTAATCAACGCGGTGCCAAAGGTTGAGCTGCCGCCCGTGCCGCCAGTGCCGCCTGTGGTCGTTGTGCCTGATCCGCCGCCGCCACCACCAGCTCCTACGTCAAGTATTTTGATCCACTTAACATTCGCTGGGGTCGTGTATGTGCCCGTGCCGGAGGTGAATCGCTGCACGGTCGGAGCAGTTGTCAAAACAGTTCCGTTCGTGTCGTTCACTATGGGGTTGGCGGCTGTCCCTGTAATGGATATGTTGGTCCCTGCGGTCACAGTTTGAACACAATTTGTATTAGAAACTAGTACAAGTGTAGCACTACTTCCAACACAACTACTTGCCGTCAACCCATAGTCTGTTACGTTGCCAAACTCTGAGTTGTTTACAACAGCATCTGCAGATAGAGGTAAGAGACTCGCAAAAGCGAGAGTGCTAGATAATAAGATTGCTGAAGCCTTATTAACATACTTCATGATTAGAACCCAATGCACTGTACGTTATACTTGTACCCTTGTTGTGAGGCATCAAATATAACTACGGTAGTGGTACTCTCAGATACGATATCCGCACCTGAGTAGAGAGGAGTAGAATTGATGATAGTAGTTGTGCAGAACGGTGCGACCGTGTACGCTGCGCCGAATGTACCTGTGGCTTCCCAAGGAGTAGTCGCCGAAGCTGTCAACTGGAAGGTCTCAATATGGAGACCGCCAGCTCTCGTACCCGAGATGTAGGTCGTTGGGCAGAGTTCTCCACTGGAGACCATCTGTTTTGAAGCGTTTGATGCGGCACACTGACTGGCGGTCAGTCCATTATTGATTATGTTCCCTGCCGTAACCGTACCGGAGAAGGTGGGAGCTGCCACAGTGTTAACAATGGGGTTGGCCGTTGTGCCGGTGATCGTTATGTTGGTGCCGCCAGCTACAGACTGAACTACGCCCGTGCTACATGCCGAAGCAGTGACCGTCAGTAGACCGCCTACGCCGGTCTGAACACAGTCGCCTGCCGTAAGGCCGGTAGCTGTCAAAGATAAGCCAGTAACCGCTCCTGCCGTAGTGAACGCTCCGCCTGTGACCGTGCCCGTGAACGTAGGTGCTGCGACCGTAGTAATGTTAGGGGTCGTACCGCCACTCGACAAGATGTTGCCTGATCCAGTGACTGCCGTAACCGTTCCCGAACCGGTTCCACAGGCGAATCCTGTGGATATGAGATCGTCAGAAGCATCCGTAGAGACGCATTGGCTTGCAGTCAGTCCAGGCACGTTGATCGCATTGAAGACAGTGTAATCTGCTCCGATAGCGAGAGCTGGGGCCAAGCTGGAGAGAGCCAGCGAAGCGGATAGTGCCGTGATACCGAGAGTCTTAGCTGCCCGTACATGAAACATTGAAAGTTGCTCCTGTCTGACTTGCGTCGTAGATTACTGCTGTGGTTGTACTCTCAGATACGATGGTCCCTACTGTGGCGACCGGAGTAGCACTGAAGGCACTCGTCGTACAGAGGGGAGTGGTGTTGAACGGTGTGGCGAAGGTTACTGTAGCTTCCCATGGACTAGTAGCTGACGCGGTCACTTGGGCTACTTGCGTTACTGTAGCAGGAAAACCTGTCGCAACAATTTTTCCGTTAGTTCCTGCTGACAAACCCTGTCCGACTGATCCCGCAAGTGAACCTGCTGCTATGTAGCCGTAAACGCCTAAATCGCCCGCAGGATCAACTGCCATTTGAGAGTTGGTCCCGTTGCCGTCTGATAGGGTCCAGAGTTGCCCTTGAACACCGGATACGGCGTTTACGGGATTGTTTGCACTTAATATAGTAGCGAAGTCTCCGCCGATCCCCGTGCCGTTGGCTATCTCAATAGCTTGGGTCATGGTGTTGTTGTCGCCGTAGGTGCCAGGGTTACCTATCGTAGTAATACCTACGAGGTGTGCAGACTGTGGGTTACCGCTACCCGTTATGGTGCCGGTGAAGGTGGGGTCCTCAATCTCGTCAACAATGACCGCTCCGGTTGTAGGAGCTGCCGTGATATTGCCGGAAGGTCCAGCAGTGACTGAGGTCACTCCACCTGTAGCACATGGGGAACCTGTAGAGACGATCATTTCGCCTCCATTGGCTTCGAGACAATCCCCGCCTGCTCCGATAAGGTTGGTTGCTCCTAGGATGCTGCCCTGTATCGTCCCGGATGAGATAAGGCTCCCAACGCCTACTAGGCCAGAGAATATGGGATGCGAGGACAGAGATAGTTGAACCGCGCCTGTAGTCGGGGATGCAACTATGTTGGTGTCAATAGACGTGACTGAGGAGACCGCTCCTCCGCCACCGCCGCAAGGCGAACCAGTAGACTGTATTCCGCCGTGCCCGTCAGTTCCTGCCTCAAGGCAGTCTCCTGCACTCGCCTCAAGGGGAACACTATGAAAAACTCCCTGTATCCCAAGATTGCCGCTTGCATCCACTGCTAGCCTATTGGCTCCGCTGTGAATGCCGAAGATACTGTTACTTATAAATGCTGTCTGGGTACTTCCGTCAGAATCTATGTATATTGGATCTGCAAATATGTCTTGCCACGTAAAACTGTGTGACGCAGGGGTGTCAGTAACAACCCCCGTAAAAGTAGGATTTTCTACGATGTCGCCTATGACAGCTCCGGTGTTAGGAGAAAAGGTTTGATTTCCTGAAGGTCCTGCAGTGACTGAAGCTACTCCGCCGCCACCTCCGCCACAAGCTGATCCGGTAGTGGTGAGTAACCCTCCTACACCTGCTTGAACACAATCTCCGGGGGTTAATCCTGTTGCGGTCAAACTTGCTGCCGATACCGCTCCAGTGAAAGTAGGATCTTCGATCTCATCTACAATAACAGCCCCCGTATTAGGAGCTGCCGTTATATTTCCACTCGGGCCTGCGGTCACAGAGATAACTCCTCCGCCGCCGCCGCCACATGCAGATCCTGTGGCTATGATCTGTCCTTGCGTACCGACCTCAAGACAGCTACCAATGCTACTTAGCAGCCCATCAACGTACAAGTCCCCAGTGATAATATAGTTACCCTTCAATGAGATCACTTGATCCGGGGGGTAACTCGCCATAGCAGGCATGGCAAGAAGCAGAGCGCCTACGATAGCTGGGGCAATGTACTTGAGTTTCATTTCTTCTTCCCTTTTTTCATGGACTCTTTTTGCATCATCTTCTGCATCATGATCTTCTTGGTAGACATGCCACCACTGTGCTTATTCTTCTTCATTACATATCACCTTACTGAAGAGTGGCTTGAAGTGTGCAACCTTGATAATAATTACTTGGAGTGGGATTTGCAGAAGTTAGCGCGGCGTCGAACGTAGATCCGGCGGTAGGAATGTATGGACTAGATAATCTCGTAGATACGGTATTGATGTATGGGCCTCCGTGAGGACTAGTCGGAAGAACCAAAGTCCCGACAACTACCGCCGCGCCAGTTGGCTTGTATTCATGAAATGTTACAGTGCCGCCAGCAATGCCATTTGTTTCGGCAGTATAGGGATAACTTGGAATCGTTAAAAGGGCGGAATTATAAGGGACACACTGAATAGAGAATCCAGTTATACCTATAGTAGCGAATCCGGTAACATTAGCAGACGGATTAACTATAGCGCCGAGTAGGCTTAGGTTAGTTTGGATGGTATAGTTGAGAACTGTACCAACGGTATCAGGCGAGAAAGTAAAGGGGGTAGCTGAAGATATGAAGTACGGGTTTAAGTTAGTTGCCGTTATCGCGCCTGTGTTTGCTGAGTTGCCCGTTGTGGTGACGAATTGAGCAACAGGGACGTAAGAGCAAGAGATGTCTATGGCATCATCCCCTGATGTGTAGGCTGAGACAGTGACCGCAGTAGATGTGGCTCCTGATGGGAGCATGAAGTTCTGCTGGTATGCTCCAGAGATGGCAACACTCTGAGGATTTGCAAGAGGATTTGGCCCAACGGTTCTTGAGCTGTTGGCATACAGGAACTGTATCGTGCCAACTAAGTTGCCAGTCATTACAACGCTGCACTGGTTTTGCCCGGCAACATTCTGTAGCGTAAGGGTATTGCCCAAATATCCCAAACTCCCCGAGGTAGAGATTGGGGGAATCGACTGGGGTAGCGCGGCCAAGGGGGAGAGAGCCATTACAGCGGCGAGAGCTACAGACAACTTCTTCATTTCTTTTTTCCTTTGCCAGCTTCTGAGAGGGCTATCGCTATCGCTTGTGATCTGCTCTTGACCTTCGGACCCTTCTTGGACCCTGAGTGCAGCTCTCCGTGCTTAAATTTGTGCATCTCGTCGTGCATGCGGTCGGCTTTAGCCTTCTTCGAGGCTCCCGGTCCCAGTTTAGGCATGTTTCTTCTTCTTGCCTTTGCCTTCCATGTTAAAGGCCATAGCCTTACTAGCTCCGCCCTTCATGAATCCTACGGAAGGGTTACCCTTCGGGGGCATCTTTTTCTTCTTCTTAGGCATTACTTTTTGCCTTTCTTGGCGGAGTCCTTAAAGTGATGCTCTTTGTTGCCCTTGGTGCCTCGGATGTCCTTGAGGTCATCAACCTTGGGCAGTTTCTTCTTAGATTTCACTTCATGAACCCCTTATATGTGCAAAAGGTAACTAAAAAGACACCATCTCACTATAGTGTATCACGTTTTCCATTTCATGCCAAAATATCCTGCGGATTTAGAGGAGTCATTCTTTATCTTGTCTCCCCAGAAGTCCTTGCCAGGCTTGTCCAACTCAAACATCTCTATTTTGTCGGGTATTCTGGCACGAGCTGTATACGTTCGGCCCTCATGTTTGGCTAGGGAGTCTAAAATGTCTTCATGCACCAACTCATTAGAGCTGGAGAAGTTGTCAATCTGCTCTATGAGACTCTTTTGGTCGGGCAGAACGTACAATCTGCCGCTCCTTACCCTCGGTTCTAACATTTGGATACGCGTGGACTTGTTCACACCGCCTACTTTGTCTTCTTCTATGAGAACACTCAAGCCCTTTTCTCGTAGTGCTCGTTGAAGCATTGGTATCCACAGGCCGTAACCGCCTACGTTCTCAATTATGAGTTTCTGCGGAGAGTAGAACTGCACCTGAGAGCATATCCTGTCAAGAATACCCGTCGTTGAGTCCTTCCAACCTTGAGCCACCAGCACCCACCATCTGTCTGCGAAGTCCGTGCCTACTACTGTGAGACCATGAAAGTCGCTTTTACGGGTCGGGTTCATGCCTGCCGGGTCCCAAGCCATTGTAATGTTGACTGGGTACTGCTCACCTGTGTTCAGTCGCACAATGTTAATGTGATTGATCTTGTAAAGACTGAAGGCCATGATGTTTACATTTGAGATATCAAACACTCTGTCTTCATCTGCGACAGGCTTGTTCTCGTAGTTGGCCGCAAAGTACCTCGCCTTGCCTGGCCGGTTACGGATACTCTCAAGGAACTCATGCGTCTGCCACGCTGGGAAGAACAGACCTTGTGGTCCGTCCCAGCACGAACGAATGAACTTCTTATACTGAGGAGGTTTGCCCTCCCTGACGCGCTTCTCGTCTTCTTTGATGATGCGCCCAAAGGCGTCGTCTACGTGCCATCTCGTGCCTGTGACAATGATCGTGCCTCTAGGGTCTAGCATGGACCGGAGCGTGTCGAGGTAGTCTGCCGTCTGGTCACGCTGCTCCTGGGTCACGACGTTCTTCTCGTTTACGAGATCATCGGCAATGATGAAGTCATAGTGGGTCGAAGTTAAGTCGGAGCCAAGGGACCCTGTATCGACCGTAGGCTCAATTAAGGAAGTATTTGTACGTTTGGCGACGGTGATTTGGGAGTCAGACCAGACCGCTTCGCGGAAGTCCGGCTTCCACCCGTAACCGTACTTCTCAAGGAACTCAGCGTTGTGTGAGAGGTGGTGCTTGATGACTCGAAGACGGCCTACTGAGACTTTCTGTTTATGAGTCACCCATAGTATTCTCACATTCGGGTTCTCTTTGATTACTCCGATACAAGCACCAATGAGTATGGATGACTTGAACGTGCCACGAGGCATGAGCATCATAAAGAGTTTCTGTAACTCACTGTGGAACTGGAAGTCGCCAATGGCTTCTTCGATGAAGGCACAGGGCTCCTGGTGAGTCTCTTCTTGCAGACCTATCCCCGAGGAGGCGGTCTCGTCAGACATATTGAGGTAGTCCGTACAAAGGGAAAAGAGCCACCTTGATTCAGGAGGCCCTTCTGTTTGCTCTACCCCTTCGTTCTCAGTATCCCAATCTTCCGTTATACCGAGAAGCTCCTTATAGTCCACTTATTCAATGCCTTCTGCTTCCAACCTCGCAACCCATGAAACGGCGATAGCTGCAATCTGTACGAGTTCTTCTTTGAGGTTACTCTCGTCTAGTTCTTGTATGGCCCTTGCGACTTCACCCACTTCTTCAGTGAGCATAGCCAGTCGCACAATCAGGGGGCATTCTTTGTCGTAGGCGATGTAGGTGAACTTGCCTTCTTTTTGCAGGTTCAACTGCCTACGAATCTCTTTGTTAACCAAGGCTTCTGCTGTACCTTGGTGGTAAAAGTAGTCCTTATTAGAGTCCAACACTACAACCCCCTATGTAAGTTCATAGTTATAAAGCTTCTAACTCGTGGTATCAAGTTCCAAAGTTGATCTCCGGGACAGGCAGTTGCGTATGGTGCAGTGTCAGTTGGATAAAATAGCGATGCAACGTCCCTGTGTCCGATGGTTCTGGCGATGGAGGGTATGTGTATATGAGACAGGACGGCAAGTCTATTGAGGGCGTCGAGCTGGTCATTAGTTGGTCTGCCAGTGTATCCAGAGTCGCCTGACTCGAAATTGCCGACAACGCAGACCGCAACGCTCTGCTGATTTCTGCCGTAGCTGGCTGCGGAGACCCACTCAATCGGACGGCCTTGGAAAATTGTTCCTTGGGCGCTGATAACCCAATTGTACGCGATAAACGCCATGCCTTTTGCACGGTGTTCGGTATCAATATCAAGAGGAGTCTGATTGACCGAACCAGCCGAGTGATGAATGATGAAGTCGGTGATATCCGATATTTGTCGGGTTGCATAGTTATCCCCCGGAGTTGGGTAAGCAGGAGTAGGGGCTATCGCCCCGTATAGGTCAGGAGTTTGCATAATGACCTCGGTTAGACTCGCGAAGAGATGAGGCTCTTAGAAAGATCAACAAGAAACTCGCTTGGGAAAACTAAGTTTTTGCTCTTGTCGTAGTCCAGTACGAAGTTTCTCATTTCTGCCGTGTTTTCGTATTGGTACCCATCCACGAAGAAAGATGACACACCTACTGAGGACATCAAGTGGCCCTGACGCCGGAGAGCTAAGGCTATAGCGCAACCGCTGGCGGTAACTTGCTGTCCTCCGTCGATGTCTTCTTGAGTAACTTGGATATTCAGCATACTCATGATTCTGCTCCTTACGCTGCAGGGGTTTCTGGAACTGGGGCTTTCGGAACGAGGGCTATGGTTACTTCAACAGTCCCCATGGTGATCGTGTAGGGAAGTGACTGGACCGCGAAGAGCTTGAGGACGAGGAGGAACTTCTGTAGGTTGTTCATGATATTCTGCTTTCTTATGACACTTGTGTGATGGTTAGGGACGTGTTGCCGGACGTGAGTGTGATGGGGAACACTACTGCATCGAAGGCTATCTCTTCGACCAGGTCCAAGATCTTGCCCGTAGTGAGTACATCATGGATGGAAGTGTACGCGATAGTGGCTTCGTATACGTGCTGGCCTGCATGAAACGTGAAGCTGCCCTTACGCCCTAGGAAGAATGCGATGACGTAGAGCTCCATTTTTTGGAAAAAGTTCATGGTAGTTCTCCATTTATGTGAGTGGGATTAGGTGAATCAGGGTCTGAAGGTTGGGTCTGTACGATGTGGATGATCTCACCGGCTAGGGATGAGGCGAGGGCTATCACAGCAATAATCTTCGTAGCGTCTGGACCCATGAGTTGATTGATCGACTGCGTGAAGGTCACATCTGAAGCGAGGACGGAGAGTCCTGCGATTCTTGTAAGTATGCCAACTACGTTGAGCTTACTCATTTTAGTTCTAACATACTGGTGTAGGTTCTGTTGAGGTACTTCTCTAAGATGTTGTTAGCCAGCTCCTGTATCCTGATGGAGATATTGGGAGTGGATAGAACGTCAAGAGCAAACTCTGCAGTGATCTTACTTCTCGCTTCTTCGTGGGTTAGTAGAGCAGACTCTTCCATTGTATTCCCCTTAGACCGGCAGCAGCATGGGTACGTTCTCTAGTTTGGCTATTATAGCATCCTCATGGAGTATCGCGATAGGCTGCTTCTCTCCCGCGAACCGGGGATCTCTTGGGTGGTCGTAGTCCACCAGGCGTTCGCTGTATCTCTCGAATAGGATGAGGTCCCCAGGGCTTATATCTAGCGCGGTCCACAGTGGACAGGCCAGCACGAAGCCCCATACTCTCGGCCACATGTCGTTCGTCGTGACGTACAGCCCCTCCTTCGTGAACCCGTTGGGGACGTATGGGCGTACCAAGACAGTGTTAGGGCGTATCCGCATGTATATGACCTTCGAGTAGCCCGGCAGGTCCTGAGCCACTAAGATCGACCCAAACCTAGGATACTTTTTTCTAAAGGAAACGAGGTCTGGCGACCGGGTTGGATG